GGGGGGTTGCGGAGCCAGCAGCCAATAGGTTATAAAGAATTCATTATGATGATGAATAGGGTAGAGGGGTGTTCTCGTGCGAAACTAGGCAGTAATTGGAATAACAGTTCGAAATGCAGTTCACGCAGTTCGAAATGGAATAATTCTCCACTTAATCTGAATTCGAACAAATCGACTCGAGGAGTTACGGCTACAGCAGACAATAAAGATGTACCCCTTGTTGCGGGGCTAAACGGTCTGTTGGCTGATTCCTTTACCTTGTTGCGATTCTTGAAAGAGATGACAGCAAAATACACAGCGACCGCTCCTCTGGGGCTAGTAGGGAAAACGAACGTCCTTGCTGGAGACCTATTATGAAACGCCACGGCAATCTCTGGGATAAGATAATTGACCCAGATAATCTTTACAAAGCCTATCGCAAGGCTCGTAAAGGGAAAGCTTGGCAACGCGGGATTTTAGAGTTTGAAGAAGATGTTGAAGGTAATTTACTAAAGCTACAAAAGATGCTTTGTACTGGTGAATTTACCACGGCAACTTATCGCTCTAAGACAATATTTGAACCTAAGAAGCGTGAGATTTATATCTTGCCTTTTTATCCAGATAGGATTATTCAACACGCTTTATTGCAAGTTGTCGCCCCTATATGGGATAACCTGATGATTCACGACTCGTATGCTTGTCGTGAGGGTAAGGGAATGCACGATGCTAGTCGAAAGACGATGAGGCACGTACATAACTATAAGTATTGTTTGAAGTGTGATATTAGTAAGTTCTATCCATCTATTGACCACAATATATTAATGAAGATTGTTGAGAAAAAGATTAAGTGTAAACCGACACTAAATTTACTTGAAGACATTATACGTTCGTTTGATGGTGGAAAGAATACGCCGATTGGTAACTACACATCTCAATGGTTTGGTAATCTTTATATGAACGAGTTGGATATAAACCTTAAACAGAAGCACGGTGTTAAGACGTTGATTAGATACTGTGATGACTTTGTTATGTTTAGCAACTCCAAAGATGAACTAAACAAGCTAAAGAAACACATTGAGGTATTTATAAAAGACAAGCTAGATTTAACTTTCTCGAAATGGTCAATATTTAAAGTTTCACAAGGTGTTGATTTCTTAGGTTATAGACACTTCCCTAACAAGATACTACTTAGAAAGACCACAGCTAAACGTGTAGCTAAAAGAATTAAAGCATTACCAACGCTATTAATGCTTGGTGAGATAACATTTGAACAATATAAATCATCTATCGCATCAACAAAAGGTTGGTTACAATGGGCTAACACTTATAATTTAAAACTTAATTTAAGACTTGCAGAGGCATAACAATGAAAGGATTTCCAAAAACAATTAACAATAAACACGACATCACTAAGCTAATGGCTGAGTTTGAAGTAGAGACTAAAGCATACCTACACAATGTACTAGATGAAAAAGACCAATGGTTGATGACATCTAAACTAGAAGATGGTGTTGCTGGTGTTACAGACGCTTCTCACAAGGTTGAAGAACTAACAGATGACTCTGATGTAGTTACTGAGCGTTACCAGTATGAATTTATGGAAGATGCTAACGGTGAACTATACAGACTTGGTTATGCTAATGCTGGTGAAGTTGAAGCGTTAGTCGCTTAAAACAATTAGGGGTGAGATGCCCCAAACTAATTAAATACAAAAGGATTATGTATGGAGTTCTCAGACGTTGTATTAGCCTTAGTAGGTATGGTATCAACTATAAGTGCTTGGGTAGTTGCTAATGTAGTTAGTGACATTAAGAAGCTAGAAGATAAGATGACTAGCTGTCAGACAAGTATGCCTAAGGAGTATGTTCTTAAAGCAGACCACAACCGTGAGATGCAAGAGATTAAGAAGATGCTTGGTAACATATATGACATCATCAGAGACAAGGCTAAGTAATGTTTAGTTTACTAACCAACATAGCACCAATCCTATGAACCACTACACCTACCTTATTCAGTATGAAGATGGTAAGCTGTACCACGGGGTTAGAAGCTGTTCTTGTTCTATAGAAGAAGACACTTACCAAGGTTCGGGTTTTTACACACCTAGTGGCGCTGTTGTTAATAAGATTATCTTAACTATTCATACTACTCGTGAAGAAGCTCTTACTGAAGAGGTTTGGTATCATAAAGAATACAATGTAAAAATACACCCTGATTATTATAACAGAGCTAATCAAACAACCACTAAGTTCAATTTTGACAGTACAGGGTATAAACACACAAAAGAGGCGTTGAAAAAGATGTCAGAAGCTAAGAAGGATTACATACCTTGGTCGAAAGGCATTAGTCTTTCAGATGAACACAAAGCTAACCTTAGTAAATCTCGTATGGGTAATGATTGGGCGAAAGGTCATAAGTTATCAGATGAGTCTAAGGCTAAGATAGGTAATGCCACTCGAGATGACAATAAATACTGGTTTAAACATAACTTGTACGGACTTGTATGTTGCACGAGAAGATATTTGAAAGATAACTTTAACAGCCCAAAGTATATTGACCACTTGTTTAGGAAACAACCTCACAGTAGTCACAAGGGTTGGACACTACATCCTTTGGAGGCATTATGATTTCACTAATAACAAATGTAGCACCTATTGCTTTTGGCTTCTTAATGAAGCTCTTCGCACTTAACCAACAGGCTAAACAAGAACAGCAGTCTCAGATGTTAGATGCGTTTGCTGCTAGGTCACAATCTATAGACGCTGCTAGGATAGCTGCTAATAAAGAAAGTCCTATGGCTGCCTTAAACAGACGATTAATCATTTGGGTAATGTTAGCCTTGATAGTTACTTATGTACTCGCTCCCATCCTATTTGACATCCCTACAGCTGTTCCTATCATTCAAGAAGGTATAAGCTTCCTAGGATTTGATATAACTTCTGATACAGTAGAATATACGATGGTCAGAGGCTTGGTTAAGTATGATGAGATATTCGGATGGACATCATTAATCGTTGAAATGTACTTTGGTGCTTCATTGGCAAAGGGTAAGTAAATGTTCAATAAACTGATATTTGGCACTACGTTAATTCTAAGTGTTCAAGTATTAGCTTTAGACCCTATCATTACAGATTCAACTAATCCAACATCAAAGGACATAGGACTATACGCTAGGATTGTTATGCCTTTAAATGCTCCTAAAGAACGTATCAACTGTAACACTCTGTATAAACTTGAGCTTAGAAAGAAACGACTTGAGGTAATGCGGCTTGAACAGGAACTAGCAGACCTTAGAAGACTTGGCATTAAAAATAAATTCGAGAATTAATATGGCAAACCTTGGTGATGACTTAAATAAGATAGACGAAGCAAAGGCAAAGATAGCTAATACTACTATTGGTATCTTTGGTTATAAGCTAACGCCAACTCAGATAGGTATGGCATTTGCTGTATTATCAACTACATTAGGTACTTTGTATGGTGGATTCACTATGTATCAGAAGGTAGAAGGTATAGCTAGTTTAGATTTAGGTGCGTATCAAGCAAAGATGGGTGCTATGGACATTAAGATTGAACAGGCATTGGATTACTCGAGAGACATTAAAAACGGTCTTAGAGACGATATTATGCGCATTGAGAAAGTCGCTGATAGAGTTGAAGACGATGTAAACAATATTGAAGACAAGGTTCGTAACTTGGTTGATGAAGCTGAAGTTAGGTTTGAATCTAAGAGAGACCAGTTAAGGACAAGCAACAAGGCAGATATTAAAGAGCTAGAAGAACGATTGAACGCTAAAGTACAAAGAGCATTAGATAACCCATTGGCTAACTAAATGAAAATATCAATAATATTTTTAATCGTATTACTTAGTTTTTTTAAACAAGTATTTGCTAATGAATTGCATATAATTAAGAACAATGGTTTTGGTAGTCACGAGGTTTATCAGTGTGTAGATACTCGAGAGTGCTATGACTTATACAAGACGAAGCGATTCTTTGATAGTAGTATAAATTGCGCTACAAAGATGTGGATACAGAGAGATAATAAAATTATAATGAGACTGAAAGGTCATAAATAGGAGAAGTAAAATGTTAAGATATAACATACCCCAAGAGAAGCCAGTAGTAAAAGCGCCAGCTAAAAAGAAGCCAGCTAAGAAAAAGAGTGGTAAGTAGTTGATTTAACTACAGTTTTTGTATTATAATGCAACCAAACGGAGAACCTAATGACCTTTAGAGAACTTATCAATGAAGTCCTAATCAGGTTGAGAGAAGACACCATTGCTACCGACTGGTCGGGTAATATCAATGACAGCACAACAATAACTGACTATCAGAAGGTTATTGGCTCACTGATTAACGACTCAAAAAGTAATATTGAAGCTTACCACGATTGGCTAGTCCTTCGTGAAACTGTTGACGTATCTACAGTAGTAGACACTAGAAACTATAATTTATCGTCTGGACAAGAGATAAAAGTTATCGATGTTATGAATCAAGATCAAGGCACTCATCTTAATCAGGTCAGTCGTCAAACCATGAATACATATAGATACCCTACTGAACAGTCAGGCGATCCTGTGTATTATGCTTTTAACGGTGTTGACTCTTCAAACAACTTAAAGATTGACTTAGAACCTAAGCCTAACAAGGCTCAGACTATTTCATTTGATATTGTTAAATACCAAGACCCTTTAAAGCTTGCAGCTACTGTTATTAAAATACCAGAAAAAGCTGTTATTCTTGGCGCATGGATGAGAGCTGTATCTGAGCGTGGTGAAGACGGTGGTACTCAAACTAGCGTTATAACGATGGAATACAAAGAAATGCTTAATCAGTCTATTATGTTAGATAGTGGTAACACTCAATACGAATCAGACTGGTACATCGCATAATGGCAGCACAAATACAGCCTCTTGTTCTTGACTCAATCGGAATATACGGTTTAAATAAACAATCGTCTCCTTCTAGTTTAGAGCCTCAGTGGCTGACTGAAACCCAGAATGTAATGTTAGATGAGAAAGGTAACGTAACAACAAGAAAAGGGATTAAACAAGTATCTGACTTGGTTGGCGCTTCTTCTTCTAATACAGATATTGTTAAGTCTTTAGGTGAATTTAGAAATGCTACTGGTAGTTCAACTATCTATGCTGGCGCTAAAGATAAGATTTATAAGTTAAACACAGCCCACACGCCTTACACTTTAGATGCTCAAACATTTACAGGTACACCTCAAACATTAACTGATGGTAACTGGGAGTTTTCTAACTTCAATGATAAGTTCTATGGTGTTCAATCAGGACACAAGCCTATCTATTTTGATGGCACTAACTGGATGGATTTAGAGGATGCTGGGTCTTTCTCAGCACCTGCTGGTGTAACTACCTTTAATCCTAGATGTGTTGTTGGTGACTTCGGTAGACTATGGGTGGCTGGTATTGCTGAAGAGAAGGATGTTGTTTATTATTCTGATACTTTAATCGGACACGTATTCGCAACTGGCGCTGCTGGTTATTTAGACATGAAGACTGTATGGGGCGGTGATGAAGTTACTGCTTTAGCTAGTTTCATGGGCAAGCTTGTTATCTTTGGTAAGCGCAATATTGCTATCTATAATAGTCCTGATGATCCTTCAGCTGCTGCATTTCAATTAGATGAGGTAATAGCTGGTATTGGTTGTGTGGCTAGAGACTCAGTACAAGCCCTTGGTGATGATATTATATTCTTATCTAACTCAGGTTTACGTTCACTACAAAGAACAATGATACAAGACAAGATGCCATTGATTGATTTGTCTCTTAATATTAAAGATGAGATTACATTAGATATTGTTAATGCTGATATGGACAAAGTGAAAGGTCAATACTGCTTATGTGGTGGTTATTATGTGCTTTCATTCCCAGATAGAAATATCACATATGTATTTGACTTTAAAGGAAAGGCTGGTGACGCTCCAAGAATAACAACGTGGGAGTTTGACTCTAAGAAAACACCTAAATCATTTCTATCAGTTACTGATGGCATTATGTATATTGGTTTAGGAGATACTACATATCAAGGTAGAATAGCTGAATATGATGATTATTATGATGTCGAAAAGACAGATGAAACCGTTACTTATGCTAATCAAACTGTATGTGAAGCTGCTAATAACACTTGGGAGTCAACTAATTCTAAATGTTGGCAGGATGTTAACAATAAATACCAAGCAGGTTTTAAAACAACATGGCTAGACTTTGGTAATCCCAGTGCTGCTAAGATTCTAAAAAGAATGTTACTTACAGTTACAGGTGGTTTTGGTATGGTAGCTACTTTAAGTTGGTACAGAGACTATAGCAATGTAGCAGACTCAGCTACTTTTAACTTGACCTCTGGAGGCTCATCAGCAAGATGGGGTTCTTCAGCCGCTATATGGGGTGTTGCAACATACGGAGTTTCTGAACAACCAGTGGAATATAAACTACCACTATCAAGATCAGCTAAAGTATTAAGACTGGGTATGACTGGTACTGTGAGTGGGTTTAAACCTTCATTACAGAACATGATAATTTGGGCTAAACAAGGCAAGATTAGATAATTAAAAGGATAAGATAATGTCAAATTACAATTTACAAATAGGGTGGTCAGGTAAAGATGCAGCAGCAGGCATTATCTCAGGCGATGACTTTAATACTGAGTTTACAGCTGTACAAACAGCAGTTAATACCAAAGCTGATCTAAATGGTGATGTTACAGAAACATTCCTAGCATCTACTGTTGATCTAGGTAACTGGACTGTCACTGAGACAGGTGGCGTTTTACTGTTTGCTACAAGTGGTACTAATAAAATGAAACTAGACGCTTCAGGTAACTTAACTGTAGTTGGCAATATAGCGTCAAACGGAACTATCTAAGGAATTATTATGATGTGGGCTGGCGGTAATCCAAACTTTGATATAAGAACAGGCGAGTCTATCCCTGAAGATTCACCTATGTGGAGAGACCCTGAGACTGGGGAGTATGTTAATAGAACATCTTCTACACCTTACAACCCACCTGCTCAAGTAATACAACCTTATTTAAAACAAGCTGGTTCAGCTGATGGCTCTACACAAGGTATGCCTAACTTAGGATATGCTCAACAACAAATATCTGGCGCTCAACCTGCTGGACTAGAGAAGCAGAATTTAGACTATGCTATGTCACAGTTAGGCATGATGTCTGGCGGTAGTGGTGGCGGATCTAATTACAATGAATCAGCTGTTTCTATTCCTGGATGGAACGCACCTATGGGTGGAGCTTCATCTGATGGTAGTTATAGTAATCCTTTTACTGGATCTGATTCTGCTGGTAGATCACAAGACGACCCTTACTACGGTGGTGACTCTGATTTCGGTACTTATGGTGGCGGTGGTTTAAGTTCAGATTACGGTCTGAGTAATAGCTGGTCACAATGGGGTAGAGAAGCCGCTGGTATGCTTCCTGGTATGTGGGGTACTGCTGGACAAATGTTCGGTGATGCTGCTATGGGTTTAAATCCTATGCCTGGTGCTGGTAACTATATTCCTGGTACTGATACATACATGCAAGATTACAATGTTAATTATGAAGGTCCAGGTGATGTAACTACAGATATGTACGGACTAGGTGTCAGTGAACAACGAGACATGTTGATTGACCAAGGTCGTATGGGTGAAGGTATGTTATTTGGCAAGTCTGTTGATGCTGACCAACAATTCTTTGGAAGCCAACAAGAAGCATTAAATTGGATGAACAATGATGTAAATGTTGCTGATCCTACAGGTCAGTTTGCAGCTGAGGCTGTATCAGTAGCTAATGACTTTACTCCTGTTCAAGATAGTTCGTTTGGTTCTCAAGCAGAAGCACAAGCTGTAGCTAACCATGGGTTTGGTTCAGATGAACACATGGCTGCACTAGAGGCTGATGGCAACCAACCAGCTATCGATGCTTTGAAGTCTCCTACTGCTCCTGGTGTTCCTGTTCCTACTGCTCCTGTTCCTGCACCAGATACTGGTAGTAGTGATGGTGGTTGGGGTGATACAGATACTTCTGAAGGTTCATTAGCTGGTGATTATAAAGATGCTGGCTTCTCTAAAGAAGAGATGGATTTTGCTACTAGCCTTGATACACCTAGTGATTCAGGGTCAAGTGATGGCAGCTCAAGTGATGACGGTGGTTATGGTGATGACTCTGACGATGGTGGTGAAGGTTGGGGAAGTGAAGATGCTACTGATGATAATGCTGGAAGTAGCGATTCAGGTGGTGGAGACTCTGGTGGAGGCGGTGGCGGCTCTTACATTGCCACTGCAGCTACTCAAGCATTAGGTGAAGAAGGTTTAACTATCTTTGAAGAGTGGAGAGACTATATGTTTGAAGCCCTACCTACGTTCACTACTTCTTATGGTCGTTACAGAGTAACCGCTCCTAAGATTGTAGCAGCTATTGACAAAAAAGAAGATTCTAAAGAGATATACAGTTGGATTTGGGATACGCATCTTAAACCTATCTTTAGTTTAATTACAGCTGACAAAGATAGCACTAAAGCATTAAAGGATTATAAGACAATGGTAAAAGAATTAACAACTAAGTTTCTAAAGGAGAAAGCATAATGAGTTGGTGGGATACAGCAGTAGATATTGGAAGTTCAGTAGGTGATTGGTATGGTGATAATAAGGGCTGGGTTGATCCAGCAGTAAACCTTGGCGCTGGTTACTTAGCAGGTAACAAGGCTGAAGACATAGCTCAACAGTCCTCAGATGCACAAAGGCAGAACGCTCAATTAGCCTATGAAAGGTCTTTACCTTGGAACACAGGTGGATTATTTGGTGCTGCTGTATTTGATCCTGAAACTCAGACATCATTACAAACACTTTCTCCAGAGCTAAGAGCGCAATACGATGCTTATTTGAATCGTTCTGCCACTCACACAGCTGGTATTCCTGATGCTAGAAAAGACTTTGAAACTCAGAGAGGTTATGCTGCTGAATTAGAAGGTGATGTATATGGAGCTGGTAAGAAGTTCTATGAACAACAAAAAGCTTTATACGCTCCTGAACAAGAGAAAACTAGACTATCTCAAGAATCAAGACTGTTAGCACAAGGTAGATTAGGTTCTACTGGTGGTGCTGGAGAGATTGAAGCACTAAGAAAAGCACAAGAGCAAGTGGACTTACAAGCACAGTATGCTGGTCTTGATAAAGCTCAACAACAGATCGGTATGTTTAGAGATAGAAGTAAAGAAGGTCAAGCATTAGAAGATGTTTACAGAGGCAGACAAGCTTCAGACTTAGCAATGGTACAATCATTAGGTCAACTACCTTCTGGTTATGCTCAGACTGGTAGAGGCATTGGAACTGGTATGAGTTCTATTGCAAGCTCTGCTGCTGGTATGCAGAATGTAGCATCACAAGGTATGGCTGATACATCCGCTGCTAAATGGGGTGGACTTGCTTCAGGTATTGGTGGATACTTAAATCCTCAACCTGCAACATCTGCAAATAAATATGACCCTCAAACGGGCAAAAAAATAGCTTAGGAGTAATAAAATGGGAATGTTTAATATGTACGAGGAGCAGGCTAAACAAGCAGCCTCTCCACTAGAAGTAGGAATGAGTTATGGTAAGCTACCTGCTGGTAGAGGTTCTGTTGCTCTTGCTGGTCAAGCTGGTGCTATGATGGGTCAAGGTGCTATGCAAGGTTTAGGATTTAAAACTCCTGCTGAACAAAGGAATGAAGGTCTTATGGCTATTAGACAACAGTTCCCTGATCCTAAGACAATAGCTGATTTTATGTCTATTGGTAATGCTTTGAATAACATCGGTGAATCTGAACAAGCTGAAAAAGCATTTGACCAAGCTAAAGAGTTAAGAGGTCTTGGTAAGACTACAGCTGCTCAGACACAGAAATTAGCAGATAGGGATGCAACTTTAGCCTTCTTAGAGGAAAGCAAAGGGGATAAATTAACTCCTAAAGAGGCTGCCTATTTCAAATCTAGAATTAAGTCTGACGTTTCTTTATCTATGAGTGGTCAAGTTGTTGATACAGCTCCAAACGTATTCGACCAAATCATTGCTGCTAGAACTACTGGCGGAGTCGAGAATGTACAGGGTATTGGTGATACAAAATTAACAGCAGGTGGTTTAGAGAAAAGAGTTGGCTCTTTAGCAACTAAAGTATTGAAGGCTGATTTATCAGACCTAGATATAGCCGTCACTGATGCAGAGAATATGTTTACTGCTTATGGAGATAAAAACATTCCTGGGCTATCACAAATGAATATTATTGAACGTCAAACAGAAGAGGGTGGTATTAACTCTGGTACTGTAGAGGCTGTTAAAAATATTCTATTAAAGTTACGTTCGGGTGCTGCTGTTACAGAGTCTGAGCAAGAAAGGTTCTTAAAGGAAATCAGTGGAACTAAAGTTATGACTGATGAATTATGGAAGAGCTGGATTGGAAGAATTAGAAAACTTATTGAACAGAAGAAAAAAGATTTGTTTGCTGGTGAGCGTAAAGATGTACTAGAGTTATACTGGAGTCGTCAAGGTACTGGATTTAAAGATACAGGTGCAGATACTAATACAGACGCTAAATCAAAACAACAGCAGGATTTATTAAACAAATACAACCTTAAATAAGGATAGCTATGGCTACTAGAGAAGAACTATTGATGGCTTTGGAACAAGCTGATACAGCAGGTAACACTGATGATGCTGAATCTATTGCACAAATGATAAGAGATGGTAGTTTTGACGTTCCTTCTTTAGATCAACCTTTTGAAGAATATGAAGAGGCTGGTTTCTTTGAGAAAGAGACTGGTGGCTTAGCTGGCAGTATCGCTGGTGGAATAAAAGGATTTAGTAAAACACCTGGTCCTTGGCAAGCTAAGGCATTAGGTGGAGCAGCTGGCGCTTTAGTTGGTGGCTTTACTGGTGACGTTGTTCAACAAGAATATCAAAAAGCTGTTGATAGCCCTATAGCTCCTAAAACTTTTGAAGAAGAATTAATTAGAGCGGCAAAGTATGGTGGTGAATCTGCACTACTTGACTTTGCTGGTAATGGTGTGTTCAAACTTGGTAGTAAGTTGTGGCAGTTTGCGAAGCCTAAAAAAATAGGTGGTGTTGATGAGGTTGATGAGACTCTTGGAAATCAAGTTGTTTCAGAAGCTGGGTATGATGCCAATAAGAAAACCTACGACAAGTATGGCTTAAAGATTGGAGACACTATACCCGCTCAACTTACAGCTGCTCAACTTACAGCTAACAAAATGGTTGGAACTATTGAAACTCTAGCGGAGTCTTCATGGGGTGGTGGTGCGATAACAAAACAAAGAGAGTTAAATGATTTAGCTATTTCTGAATACACAAGTAAATATATTAACAACTTTAATGATACAGCTGGTGAAATACTAACCGATGAAGGTCTTGGTCTTTTATTTAAGAACGGTATTGAAGCTGGAAAGACAATGCACAAAACGATGGGTGGAGAGTTGTATGCTAATTTAGATGTGTTATATAAGCCTTTGGTTAAGAAGACGTTAGTTGAAAAAGAAACCCCAACTGGAATACTTGATGCTGCTGGAAAGATGCTTGGTAGGAAGACAGCTGAACTTGTAGAGAAAGAAGTTTTACCTGTATCTACTAAGCTTCTAAAAGAGTTTGCCAAGAAGGAATTAGCAAAAACTGCTGGTACTAAACATAGAGCATTAAGTGGTTGGAGTAAAACAGAATTAGAATCAATCTTAAAATTTGATGACACAATTTCATTTGCTGAAGCACAAGCTTATAGAAGTAAAATGATTGCTGAATCATCTGGTGTGGCTAAAAGAGGCGAGGCTTTAGGTGAGGGTAAATCTGGCGCTCTTGCTAAAACTATCTCTAAGTTGTCTGATGATATAATTGCTCAAGGCGCTTTAAAAACCAAAAACCCAGAGTTCATTGCGGCATGGAGAAAAGCAAACGAGTTTTGGAAACAAGGTTCGGAAGACTTCTCTAATAAGTTTATGTCTTCTTTAATGAAGAAAGACCCTTCAGAGATTGGCAAGGCACTTTTCAACTCAACCCCTGAAAGTGTTATAAAAGCACGACACGCATTAAGACAGGCTGCTAAATTAGACAAGAACCTAGACTTTCATAAGACTTGGTTAGATATGCAGCAAGGATATATTCAAAAGATTATGTCTGATACTATTGATCCTCAAACAGGAGAAGTATCGATACGTAAGATTAGTGAATGGCTAAAGCCACACTCTGATAAAAACAAGAAGCTCATTTCAGCGTTTACATCAGAACAGAGAACTGGGCTAAAATCATTTACAGAAAGTGTTGAAGCAATGCAGAAAAGACCAGCAGGTGAAGGTTCATTTATGGTTACGGTTGGTCAGGCAGGTCTTGTATTGGGTGGCTTAGGTTCTCTTGGCTACCAAGAATGGAAGGGTCAAGATATTGCAGGAGACCTTGCTTTATATACGATAACACCGTATGTATTATCTAAACTTCTACTTAGACCTAAGTGGGCTAGAACTATATCAGCAGTTATGAGAATGAAAGGAAGACCAAGGTTAGGAACAGCAGCATTTGCTACTATCGCAAAATTAATGGCAGCAGTAAATGAAATTGAATTACTAGGAGAAAGATAATGGCAAGAGGCGCAGACGGGTCAATGTTGACCGAGAGACAACTAAAAGAATTAAACAGAAAACGATTTACTGATGCTGTAGCAGAAGGTAACCTATACAACACTGGTCCTATTGGTGAAGATGGTTCTACTGGCTTTGGTGAAGACAGATGGGCTTCATACTTCAAGAGTAACCCAGAGGAAGCTCCTAGTGACTGGACAGGCGACTCTAAGTCTTACATTGAGAAAGCACCAACCGATCAAGAGTTTCTTGCTCAAATGGACAATATGGAAGTCTATGATGATGAAGGCGAACTACTTTATGC